TTACTTCTTCTCGTATGATTTTTCTTAATTGATCGAGTTTCATATATATAAATAGTTTGGTTATGGAAGTTGATTGTCTATTCTGAATTTTATTTCGTCTAAAAGTACCTGAGTGGAAGAACTAAAGGACTTTGGTCCTCTAAGTACTATAACATCCGAAGTATCTTTAGCTACTGCAAACCTTCTTGGTGCAATAGAAGGAGAATCTATATCAGCGACAATCTCTAACTTATATAAATCTCCATTAGGTCCTCTATGGTAATATTCATCAGCTTGACCTGTCTTTGAACCGTCTTCTTGTTTAAGTGTATCTAAAAAGCTTTTTATAAGCCCTTTAGTATCTCTATCGATATTACCATCAGTTAATTTTCTAAGTCCATCAATAATTGTATTACTACTTTTACTAAAAGCACTATCTAATGACGACCAGTATTCTGGGTCTTGGTCAGGTGTTAATTTTCTTGCTATATGGTCTTTGAGACAGATGTACTCTATATCATTATATTTTAATACCTGGTCTTTGAGGTACTTTCTACCGGCAGCTAAGTTTTTACTACCTTGACCAGAACCGCCAGTACCGTCTCCAGTACTAGCACCATCTCCAACTCCAGTACTAGCACCATCTCCAATATTAGTACCGTCTGTTCCGTCTCCAACGGTCCATTTACCTTTTCTATTTAAATCACCGGTACTCTTAAGACTATCTTTTGTACTGTTAGTAAGGCCTTGATTAGACGTACCTGCAAGTAGTTGAGGTCCTAAATTTGAAAATATCATATCTCCATCATCATCAGTTAGCCCTAAATCGTCTAAATCTTTCTGAGTAAGATTGCCGTTAGCAAGTTGGGCTTTTAATGCTGCTTCAATTTCACATGATTTACAAGCACTGTCTGCTGCTCCTAGATTTCTTTTAAGAGAGCTTAAGGCTAATGAAGGAGTTTCTAATACAGCTTCAATGGACTCTATAAGCTCATCTATTTGCTTTATTAGCTCTTTAAGCAGGTGCATTATATCTGCAAACTTCATAGAGATATTTACCGGTATACCGAATCCAGGTGGTACTGATTGAGGTATAGGTAGTAACTTAATTATCAGAAGCGCTTTCTCTAACCCAGATAAGGGTGCTTTCAATTTTCCTGGTATAGCTTTAAACTTAGCTAATCTTGACTGTACTGCTGATAGTGCGTTATTTGCTTGGTTTAGTTTACTTCTTAACCTTTGTACTTCATTATTTTCTGGGCAACCTTCTCTGTTTAGTTTATTAGTTATGTTTGTTGAAGTATCTAATACCTTAGACATAACCTGTCCTTGCATTTTACCAACTATTTTGGCAACGCTTCCTCCTAATCCACTATTTGGTATATTAACGTATGGCATTATTCAGTAAATACTTTTTTAGAATGTAGTTGCTTCAGTAAGTTTTTCATTGTAGGTAATAAAGGAAGTATAGAGTTAGCTGTTGCTATTTGTTTGGCTACGTAGGCTGGAGGTGCAGGTGGTGCTGTAGCTATACTCTTTACTAAGGTCTCGAATTGCGACATAAAATCATCTAGCCAGTCTGTGGAAGTCTGACCTAATAATACAGGCTCTTTTTCTTTAAATGCATCAGTACCTAAGTAAACTTTTTTAGCGTCTAATGCAACATAGTCTTCTCCATCTATTCCTACTACTTTTCCGTTTAATCCTATACCTTCAACAGCAGATAAAAAAATACCTTCTTCTTTTGCATTAAAAAATAATCTTCCTCCGTTAATTAATACTTGATTACCTTTATAAGCATTAGCTTTATCTGGTTCTGAATCCCATGCATCTCTTTTGTCATTAGCTTGGGTTAGTTCAAATTTATGATCAGACCCCATGTAAATTGAATTAGGGTCTTTATCTATGTTCTCTATAACGGGATCAACACCGTTTGCTGGTTCGTCCCATCCGTTACTTATGATGGTGTAGGGTTTACCGTCGTTGCTACTGTCAGTAAATTCATTACCGTCGTACTTGCTACCGCCAAGTCTAACAGTAGACCCCCAGCGGCTTTCAATAACTACATCACCAGGAAATGTCTGTATGGGAGGTATCTTGTCAGATTCAGCAAAATGTTCTCCTAAATCTATATCAGAACCTTCACCGAACTGTACTGTATCTTTATATGCATTATGGTGAGGTGAGTTCCATACCCCAACGATAGCTGTCCAGTAGTTTTTAGTTGCTCCAGGATCACCATCTCTCTCTTCACTAGGTAGTTGTTCTAAACGAACTATTTCGTTTTTTAGTGGGATTTTTTTAAATTCAGATATACCGCAGTAAGCGAACTTTAAAGGGGCTTCTCCAGACTCATCAGTCGCTTTAACTAACTCTCTGTAGAATACTCCGTTAAGAGCTTGTGAACCGCCTTGATCGTTGTAATCTGGGTGAAAGGCATCAAGTATAACGTCAACAACTCTACCGAATTGATTACCTCTTGATTTACTACTTCCTCCGCCAGACGGTCCTCTACCTGAATTGAAGGTTCTAAACATCTTCTTCGTCCTCTGTTTCGTTTTCTACTTCTTCTATCTGCTCTTTAATCTCTTCTTGCTCCTCTAGTAAGTCTTGAAGCTCAGAAAGATCAAATGGGTCACTGTCGCCTTTAGCTTGAGCTGTTTCCATCCTTTGAATGATTGTGGCTAACTTAATCAAAGCATCATCATTCTTTACTCCTATCTCCATATATTCCTTAATCATAGGAACAAGGAGAGTGGCATCTCCGATGTTTTCTATCAATGGTTTTAACTCTCCAATAAGAGCTTTTACTTGCCCTTTTGTTTCTTTCGAGTTGTCGTAGATTTCACCGAAGAGATCAGATAGAGTTTTTCCTTTAAATATTTCTTTATCTAAACTCATGATAATTTATTTTTATTATAAATAGATTACCTTATTTTATTTGAAATCAACCCTTGGTCGTGTAACGCTAAGTATTTTTGATTAAAGTCATTTTTAAGAACATTTATGACTTTTGTTAGTGTTGGAGTGTCGCAGTCAGTAATCTCTCGTATATAAATATATAAAGCTTTCTTCTTAAATATATCTAAATCATTTCTTGTTCTAAATAGTGTAAGTACTGCATCTGCAATTTGCTGCTCTGATTCTTTAATAAAAAGCTCATCTAGTTCGTCGTACATAGTATTGACCCACTTATCAACAAAGTCTGAGAGTGTTATACCTTTATTCGGTTCGGCATAAACGCTTCCATCTTCATAACCATCTTCTATATCGTCAAAGCTTCCTATCTGCTTTAACTTTTTATAGTTTTTATTGTTATAATTAATTAACCATCGCTTTACAATAGTACCGAAATAAGAATATGCTTTTGCTCCATTAGTAGGATCAAACTTCATAATCTTTTCTTCTAGTAAAATAGAAACGAGCTCGTGTTTTAAGTCCTCAATCTTATCAACATCTGTATAATAGAACTTAAATGTGTGTATAATGTTTTCGGATAACTTATAAAAAGGCAGGTAAATATGATCAGTGAATATTTTATTTCTATACTCTTGATCTGTAGAATTATTATACTTGACTATATACTCTTCTGTCTCTTTTGTGAAGTAGTTAGCTTTACTTTTTTTTCTGGGCATAATCTTCTTGGAGCGTGTATCGGTCAAGCTCTTCTTGTACTTTTTTCATTTGTTCAAAAAAATAACCGACCTCATCATCGCTTTGAAAGACCCCTTTATCATCAAGCTTTTGTAGGTGCATTTTAGAATCCTTTATTATCTCTGAGATTCTCAACAGGTAACCTTGCTGGGCTACTGTAATATCTTCATATCTTTCATTTTTTAACAGTAGATTGCGTATTGCAACACCCAATATAACAGTAAAGATAGATAAAATAATTATAGTAAACAACATTTTTTATAGATTTTTTAACATATTAGTAAGACCTTCTGAAGAATTCACCCTTCTGCCGTTAGAGGCGGGGGTTTTGACCACTTTTGGCTCTGAAGAACCATTATTATTTTTCCACATATCGTATTCTACCTTAGAAGCTAGAAAGTCTGCACTGTGAAGTACTGAAACGATAGAGGTTTTCTGTCTAGATGACTCAACATTACTAAAAAAGTACGCTTCATTAGCTTTATCAAACACTCCATCGTGTAATCTTATACCAAGAAACTCTTTTTGACTAACTTTTATACCGAATTTCTGTAAAATAAACAGTGAGCGGTCTGGGATAAGCATAAAATCAAGATCAGGATTGTAAGTGTACATCTCTGATAGCTTATCTTGACGCCATTTATCAGTCTGAGGTATATAGTTAGGTCTTTCTCCGTCACCCATCTTACCTAAGTCATGGAAAAGTGCGGCAAAGACTAGTTCTTCATCGGTGTAATCGATTGTTCCACCCATCTCTTGATATAACCTTGACTGCTTTACCGCATATTCCACTACTCTATT